TGGTGCTATCAAGAAAAGAACTCAATCCAAAGGTATAGATTTTAGAGGTAAAGCATTTGCTCCCTACTCACCTAAATATAAACGAGCCGCAGTTAAACAATCAGGAGTAGTTGATCTTACTGATACTGGTCAAATGTTTAGTTCATTAACTAGCAAAATATCAGCTAGTAAAGGTGAATTATTCTTTAGACAAGGATTCGCTAATAGAAAAGCATTTTTCCATGATGAAGCAGGTGCAGGGAGAAAGAAAGTTAAAAGAGAGTTCTTTAGTATTTCTAAAGATGAAGAAGTAAAGATTGAAAAGATATTCTTTTCTGTGTTAGAAAAGGAGTTGAAATTATGAGTTTACGAGAAGATATAGCAGCTAATATTATCAGTACCCTAGATGCGGTCACATCCCCTATTGAATTAAAGAAGATTACCAGAGAGCCAATTAATCCGCAGGAAGATTTAGCTGATCCTCAATTCCCTGCGATTTATGTCACTACTGGAGATGAAACAAGAGAAGATTTTGCACTAGGAGATTATGCAGCAGGTAAAAGATCAGGAACTATTGATTATGTTCTTGTGGGGTATGTGAAAGGCACAGATAGCAACCTAGATACCAAACGCAATCAGCTTATAGAAGTTATAGAAGAAACTCTAGATACAGACAGAACTAGAGGTGGTAATGCCAAAGAAACAAAAATAGTAGAGATATCATCTGATGAAGGTACATTATATCCTTTGGGCGGAATAAGAATTGTGGTAAGGGTATTCTATGAATTTGTTAGAGGTACATCATAATGGCTAAACGAATTAAAATATTTATGCCAAATGGAAATGACACCATTGAGATTTGGGATAAGGATATAGACAAGTTTCTAGCTAAAGGATATAAACTTGAGCAAGAAAAAAAATCTACTAGATCATCTAAGAAAAAAGATGTAGAAGTAGATGAACAACAACAAACAAATGAAGGAGTAAGCGAATGGCAACCCATGTCGGAACAAGCGGAGTAGTCAAAGTAGGAACAGATACAGTTGCGGAAGTGACTGGTTTTACTATTGATGAAACTAGCGATACAGTTGAAGATACAAGCCTTACAGATACATCTAAGACGTATAAAACATTAAGATCAGATGCTACAGGTACTATTGAATGTCACTGGGATGAAACAGATAGTTCAGGTCAAGGCGCATTAACAGTAGGTGCATCAGTGACTTTAAACTTATACCCTGAAGGTGCAGATTCAGCAGATACATATTACACTGGAACTGCTTTAGTGACTGGCGTATCTCAGAACGTATCTTTAGACGGAGTTATTGCTAGAACAATAACAGTGCAATTCTCAGGCGGCGTAAGCACAACAACTGTATAATTTATAAATGCCAAAAAAGGATTACCTTGAAGGTGCTATCTCACACTTTAAACACCAAGAGATAAAAATTATAGAAGTTGAAGAATGGAACTTAACTGGCGAAGATGCCATTTATGTTAAACCATTCACGCTGCTTGAAAAATCTGAAATATTCAAAGGATCAAACGATAGTGATCTCACTGTACTAGTAGATGTTATTATTAAGAAAGCAGAAACAAAAGATGGTGAGAGAATGTTTGATCTAGAGAGTAAGATTAAAATGAAGAAGTTTGTTGATCCTGATATTATAGGCAGGGTAGCAGGACAAATCATGGGAACAATCCCATCTTCAGACACCTTAAAAAAAAACTAAATTCTGATCCTGATTACAGGTTTCATTTTTTCCTAGCAGAAAAACTACACAAAACTATTGGCGAACTCATGCAAATGCCAGTAGAAGAATTTAATTCATGGGCAGCATATTATAATCTCAAACACGAAGAAGAACAAAAAGCATTGAATAAAGAAAAGATGCAAGGTAAAAGAAGATAATGACTAAAAAACTCAATATTGACATTATCGCAAAAGACAAAACGAAAAGAGCCTTAACAGGAGTACAAAATAGGCTCAACTCAGTAAAATCATCAGTATTTAGCTTAAAAGGTGCATTAATAGGTATTGGTGCAGGTGCAGCAGTAAAATCATTTGTTGATGTTGGCAGAGAAGTAGAAAGTCTTGGAGTTAGATTTAAGTTTTTATTCGGATCAGCAAAAGAAGGATCAAAAGCATTTGATAATCTCTCAGAGTTTGCAGGTAAAGTACCATTTTCATTAGAGGCTATATCTAGAGCATCTGGTAATCTTGCAGTTGTATCTAAAGATGCAGACGATCTTAACAGAATATTGGAAATTACTGGTAATGTAGCAGCAGTCACAGGATTAGATTTTGAAACTGCAGCTAGTCAAATTCAAAGATCATTTGCAGGTGGTATTGCTAGTGCAGATATATTTAGAGAGAAAGGTGTAAGGAGTTTATTAGGATTCAAAGAAGGTGCAAAAGTTTCAGTTGATGAAACAGTAGCCGCATTTGAAAAAGCATTTAGTGGTGATGGTAAATTTGCAAATGCAACAAAAGACTTAGCACAAACATTAGACGGAACTATCTCAATGATTGGAGATAAGTATTTTAATTTTCAAAAAGATGTAGCGGAAGGTTTTTTTGATGAATTAAAAAAAGAGTTTGGTGATCTAAATGAATTTTTAGAAGAAAATGAACAACAAATTAAAGATATAGCAAATTCTATTGGTAAAAATTTTGCAGGAGCAATTCAAAAAACATCATCTACTATAAAGAGCATAGCACCTGCCGTTAAAAGTATTGCAGATGGTTTAGGCACTACTATTAGTGGATTTCAAAGTCTACCAACTATTGTACAAGAAGCAGGAATAATCTCAGTATTGTTATTTGGTAAAAAAGGCATGGTAGCTTTTGGTACTATCAGTTTCTTAATGGGGCAAATAGAAGATTTGATGGCTAAAGCAAAGGAAATTCCTGAAGGTGCATTTGTAAATATTGATAACTTAGATGAAGCACAAGCTAAAATGGATATTGTGCAAAAAGCATTAAAAGGATTGGAAACATCACTAAGTGAAAGAGGTATAGATGTTTTTAATATTGAAGATATAGATTTAGATAAATTATCAAAAGCAGAGACAGATAGATTAAATAATATTATCCAATATAGACGACAAATAAATGAATTAAGAATTGCTTTTCAAAATATTCATTTTGAAAACTTAGGTAAACAACAATCTGCTTTTGCAAAAGTTGTATCACATAATTTTGTTGAAGTTAAGAATGAAGCAAAAGATGCTATGTCAACAAATGAAGAATTAGCAAAAGCTATGCAAAAATTTGCTGAAAGAAATCTTGCTGCTTCATCAAGAATATATCAAGCAAATAAAGAAATCAGAGATATGGAAACTGCAGAGGCACTTGCAGCATTAGATGAACGAGAAAGAATAAATAATCAAAAATTAGAAAATGAAAGAAGATTTTTAGATGAGTTAAAAAAAGGTAGAGCAAGAGAAATTGTGTTTGAGGAAATGACACAAGAGAAAAAGAAAGAAATTCTTATAGGTGCAGGTAAAGATATTCTAGGTAATTTAGCCACATTTAATAAAGAAGCATTTAGATTAAATCAGGCATTAGCGATTGGTGATGCTATTATGAGTACCGCTCAAGGTGTTGCCGCAGGTTTAAAAAAAGGATTTCCAGTAGGATATATAGAAGCTGCTATTACTGCTGCTAAAGGTGCGGCTCAGATTGCAGCAATTAGATCAGCACCTCCTCCAAGAGCATTAGGTGGTAGCGTGACTGCAGGACAACCTTATATTGTGGGTGAACAAGGTAGAGAGATGTTTGTACCAAATCAATCAGGAACGATTGTATCTAATGATAATCTAAACAAAGGAACAGTAGTGAATGTCAATATTATGGCTAATGACACAGAAGGATTTGATAATTTATTAGTTAAACGTAGAAGTGTTATTGTTAATGTGATAAATGATGCACTGAACAGTCAAGGGAAGGAAGCATTGATTTAATGAGTGGCACATATCCAACATCACCTACATTTAAAGCATTAGGATTTAGTTCCGAACAAAAAACAATCACATCTACTACAGACAGTGGAAAGATGTTCAGTGTTCAAATAGATGGTCAAAGATGGAAGTTCTCAGCTTCATACCCACCTATGGGAAGAACTAAATTTGCACCTGTTTATGCATTTATAATTAAACAAAGAGGTCAAAAAGAAACATTCCAAATAGTTCCACCTGTTATTTCTAGTGCTAGAGGTAATGAACAAGGAACAGTATTAGTCAATGGCGCACATACCGCAGGTGATACAACCATAGCAGTAGACGGACATCATAATAATTCTAATGGTGCATTTAAAGCAGGTGATCTTATTAAATTTGGTAGTCATGACAAAGTCTATATGATTATTGAAGATGTAAACCCATCAGGAAATGCATCTACTTTAACAATAGAGCCACCATTAAGAGAAAACCTAGCTGATGATGCCACAATAACTTATGATAATGTTCCATTCACTGTAAGACTGACTAATGATATTCAGCAATTTAATACTGACGATATAGATTTATATAGATTTGAAGTTGATTTCATAGAAGCGTTGTAATGTCTAGAGGATTATCTAATGCTTTAAAAACTGAATTAGCAAACCAAAATATTAAGCCTATTCTCTTAGTAGAAATACTATTCCCAACACCTCAAAGAATAACCAATCATTACAAAGACATAACCCATAATTCTAATATATATTCTGCTAGTGGTCATCTACTATCCATAACATCTAAATCAGAAAATGCAAAACTAGATGTATCTAATTTTACAGTAAGATTATCAGCAGTAGATAGTGCTTTTGCATCTATTATTTTAAATAATAATGTTTCTAATGATGAAGTTAAAATTGATGTAGGATTATTAAATAGCACTGATGCACTAATAGATACCTACCAATATGATAAAGGCTTTATTGAAAGTTATAGAATAAATACGAATAATGGCACGATTGATTTAATTTGTACTTCTCATTTTTCTGATTTTAGTAGAATGGCAGGTCGTAAAACAAATGAAGGTAGCCAACATAGATTTTTCCCTAATGACAGAGGATTTGAATTTGCAGGTTTAACAGTTCAAGATATTCTTTGGGGTAGAAGTAATTGATTGATGATGTCATTCAATTTTTTCAAACATTTGACAGATTCAAAGATAATTCAAAAGAATTATTACATTTCTATTTAGAGCCTAGTATTAGCTTAAACCAATATAAAATATTTGGTGATAAAGAAATCACAGGATTTCTAAATTGGGCATATCTAAATGATATTACCAAAGATAAATTCATTAATCATGGCATTATAGATTATGGGAATTGGAAATGTGGTGATAATTTGTGTTTTATTCATTTAGTATGTAGAAAAGATTTAAGAGATATGATTAAGTGGGCAAAAGAACATTTCGGTACTAATATGAAATATGATAAAGAAGTGGTCTGGATTAGAATTAATAAAGATATAGAGAAAGTAATGAGGATAAATAATAAATGGGTAGCGTAATTGATACAATCCAAGATGCTATACAATCTGTTATATCTTGGTTTGTTCCAGACATCCCAGATTTACCACAAGTAGAGGAAATCAGAGGTGTTCAGGTTAATAAACAATCTAATAATGCCCAAATTCCTGTTATTTATGGTGAACGTCTTGTAGGTGGTACAAGAGTATTCCTAGAAACATCTGGAACTGACAATACTTATCTTTATGGAGCAATCGTATTATGTGAAGGTGAAATAAATGCAATTACAGAAATACAAATCAATGATGATGTAGTCACATTTGACGGTGCATTTGCCCATGGTACACAAATTACTTCTGATGATAGTAAATATGCTGATACAATAGTTATTCAGCCTTTTTATGGCACTGTTGTTAGTAATCAACCTGTATCATCTTTACTTTCAACTTTAGATGGTTGGACTGCTAACCATAAGCTATCAAGAGTAGCCTATATTGCATTTCGTTTTACATGGGATAGTGACAAATATACAGGTATTCCTAATATCAAAACAAAAGTTCAAGGTCGTAAAGTATCTACATTTGACAGTAATGGTAATAAAACTACCAATGTTTACACAACTAATCCTGTTTGGTGTTTATTAGACTATCTAACAAATGAGCGATATGGAAAAGGAATATCTAATAGTGATTTAGATATATCTAGTTTTTATACGGCATCTCAAATAGCAGAAACTCAAGTCACTCCTTATAGTGGTGGATCAGATATTAATCTCTTTGATTGTAATGCCGTCATAGACACCAATAAGAAGATTATTGATAATGTTAAAGTATTTCTTAGAGGTATGCGTGGATTACTCCCTTATGTTCAAGGTCAATTTAAACTTCTAATTGAAACAACAGGAACAGCTACTTTTACTCTTAATGAAGATAATATTATTGGTGGTATTAAGTTAGAAAGTGAGCGTAAGAATGAAAAATATAACCGAGTGGTTGTGAATTTTCCAAATCCTGAAAAAAATTACCAAGTAGATGCTATTGTTTATCCTGAAACAGATGCAGATCATCAAACCTATAAAACTGCAGACGGGGGTTTCTTACAAGAAGGTAATGTCACCTTAGATACTATTACATCACCTTATCAAGCACACGAATTTGGTAAGATTATTTTAAACAGAAGTAGAAATAACCTTAAACTATCCTTAAAAGCCAATTACGAAGCCTTAGATTTAGCTATTGGTGATATTGTTAATGTCACATCAACAATCTTAGGAATGACAGATAAACCATTCAGAGTAAGTGGTATGACATTAAATGCAAATTTTACTGCTAGTCTATCTTTACAGGAACACCAAAACAGTTGGTACACATTCAGCACTATTAACGAAGTAGCTACTGTTCCAGATACAAATCTACCTAATCCTTTCTCAGTACAACCACCTTCATCATTAACTCTATCTGATGATCTACAAGAACTAAATGACGGAACAGTCATCACTAGATTATTAATTACTGTGGGTGCTTCTACTGACAGATTTGTTGATGATTATGAAATAGAAGTAAAACAAACTTTAGATAGAAATGGTGATGCGGTAGTTGATAACTTTAGAATAGTATCCCAAGGTAAGTCTTTAGAGTATCAACTATTAAATGCAGTAGATGGTGGAACTTATGAAGTAAGAGCCAGAGGTATTAATAGCTTAGGAGTTAAATCAGCTTATATCACAGGTACAAGGAAAGTGATTGGTGCTACCGAGCCACCTGCCAATGTACAAGAATTTTCAATATCATTAATAGGTAGTGATCAAATGCAGCTTTCATGGTTGCCTGTGGCTGATCTTGATGTTGAATCCTATGAAATACGCTATCAAAAAGTATCTAGTGGTTATCAATGGTTTAATTCTACTGATTTAGTTCGTGTTCCTAGAAGAAGTGCCAATAGTATTATCTTAAATAAAATTGATGCACCTTTTACATTAGGTATCAAAGCTATTGATAAACTAGGTAATGAGAGTTTAGAGCCTTCATTAATAGTATCTTCAAATGTCACTACTCAAGGATATAAGTTAATTAACTCTATATCAGAACACCCTAATTTTGCAGGTAGTTTTACTAATACATTCAAAAGAACAGACACAGGAACTATTACAGGTGATAATGTGATAACCCTAGATACAATTAGTAAATTTGATGAAGGTGTGGGTAATTTTAGTGATGTAGACGCTAACTATGTATTTGAAACAGGTGGCATTAATAAGAATATTATAGGAAGTGGTTTTTATGATTTTAGTTCAACTTTTACTCTGCCATTTATTTATGATGCTACATTTAAAATTCAATTAGATATGATTTCTGATGATCCTTATGATCTCTTTGATTTTGGTCGTAATGAGGATTTATTTGAAAATGCCAAAGCACCATTTGACGGAAATCTACCTACAAATGCAGGAACTAATATTCAGATTGGTGCTAGTGAAACTAGCCTTGATGATATCTCTACATTTACAAGTGTTGCTCAACAGGGAACATTTAAAGGTAAATATTTTAAATTTAGAGCAAGATTAATCAGCTTAAACAATCAATCTAGAGCCTTAGTGAAAGGATTAACTGTATCTCTAAACTTACAAAATAGACAAGAAACAGGTGATGATATAGCTAGTGGAACAGGAACATATAATGTTGTCTTTACAAATCCATTCTATGCTAATCCTAATGTTAATATCACAGGTCAAGATATGGCTAGTGGAGATTACTTTGTGGTAGCTAATAAATCTACATCTGGATTTGATGTGACTTTCTATAATTCTAGTAATTCCGCTATCTCAAGAATTTTTGATTATCAGGCTAATGGTTATGGCTTGAAATCATAATGAATATAAGGTATTAAAAACTAATGTCGCAAGTTTCTCAAATAACTATAGATAATGTTGCTTTTGGTACTTTTAGATCAAATCTTAATGATACATTAAACGCAATTAATTCTCAGCATATTGGTAATACCGCACCTACAACTGCGGTGGCAGGTACAATTTGGATTGACAACTCAGCAGCAAATACGTTATCTGTAAAGATATATGATGGTGCTGATAGTTTAGAGTTGTTTTCTATCAACACATCAACAAACGCAATAACCCTGCCAAGTGGTATTAGCGTCACCGAAAGTGATCCTAATAGTATTCCATTTGCAGTAGCTTTAGGGAGTTAAATATGGCTAATAATTTTAATGACGCACAAGTAAGTTTAACAGATGCCACACTTACTGATGTTTATACTGCAACTAGCAAATCACTTGTTATTGCAGGTACATTCGCAAATACAGGTACAACGGCTATGAATGTATCAATTAAAAAATATGATAATTCAGCAACCGCAGGAAAATTTATATTTGAAAATGTATCTTTGCCTAGTGGCTCATCTTTAGAATTACCAAAAATTGTTTTACAATCATCAGATAAAATTCAAGCACAAACAGATGATAGTTCTGGGAATTGTGATGTTCATTTACAACTATTAACGGATGTAAGCTAAAACATGGCAGGGTATATCGGACAAGAACCTGCAAACAAGTTCTTAACACTTGATAAGCAAACATTTACAACAAGTGCTACAGATACATATTCATTAGATAGATCAGTTAGTTCAGCTAACGACATTGAACTTTTTTTAAATAATGTCCGACAAGAGCCGATTGAAGCCTACACTGTAAATGGCTCAACCTTAACACTAGCTTCAGCAATAACTTCATCAGATACTATGTATTGTATCTATCAAGGCAAAGCGATTGGTACTGTTTCCCCTGCAACTAATAGTGTTTCAAATAGTATGTTAGTTAATTCATCTATAAATTTAAATGGCTCTGATGTTTCTTTAGGTGGTAGTGCTACTGTGGGTGGAAATAATACTCCTGCTTTTAGTGCATACCTAAATTCTGGTCAATCTATTCCTTCAAGTACAGTAACAACAATAGCTTTTGATGTTGAAAATTTTGATAGTGATGGTTGTTACAGTACAAGCACTTATAGATTTACACCAACAGAAGCTGGTAAATATTTGATATTTGCAAACACTAGAATTACAAACACAGGGAATAATACATCTGACTTAAATTTAGAAATTAGACATAGTGTTCAAAATAGTATTTTAAGAATAAGTGGTGGTTCACAAACTCAAACTACTTGGTCTGGTAGTGTTATAGCTACAATGAATGGAACTTCCGATTATGTTTATGCTTCTTTTTATCATAATGATGGTGGAGCACAAACTTTAGATCCAGGTAATGGTGATACTTTATTTGGTGGGTTTAAATTAATAGGAGCATAACATGGCAGAATTATCTACAAAAATTAAATTATATGTAAACGCAGATATTGATTTTAGGTCTGATGTAATTTTAAAAGATGAAGGACAAGGTTCATATATAGCTGAATGGAACTTAGAAAAAGCTAAACCTACTGACGCACAATTAAACG